ACCAGGCTGCTATTAGGCCACAAGCAAATTTTAAAATAACTATGACGGTGCCAGCATTTGATAATCAAGGCAACCTGGCTGGCATCGAGGACACAATGATCGCCGTATTTAATAAGCTAGCAAATAGCGCGATCGTATTTAGCGTTACCCAAATTTCAGCGCCTACAGTACTAAACGCTGAAAGTGGGAGCCTGCTTATGGCAGACCTATCAATAACCGTACTAACCACTTGGAGCTAAACATGGCAGATCAACAGATAACCGAGGCAGACATCGAAGTATTAAAAAAACTTGGTCTGCCAATTCCAGGCAAAACTACTAAGAAGGATGAGGAATAAGACGTGGCAATTTATCTAGATAATAACGTTGGCCTGAAAATTGCCACCGTAGACCTTAGCGAGTACGTAACGAGCATTACTCTTACGCAGACATTTGACGAAGTAGAGACCACAGCGATGGGCGCAACTTCTCACCAATTTAGCAAGGGTCTAGAAGCATCTACGCTAACCGTAGACTTCTTAAATGACTGGGCAGCTGCAAAAGTCCAGGCAACCTTGCAAGCCGCATACGGCACAAGCGTTACTGCAATAGTTATACCTGTAAAGGGAACAGCTGTTAGCGCTGCAAATCCGACTTACACAGTATCTATCTTGGTCAATAACTTGACTCCAGTAGGTACAGGTGGGCCAGAGGATTTTGCACGCTCATCTATGACTTTTACCTGCACATCTGCAGTAGCTTATTCAGCATCTACACCGTTTTAATTAACTAAGGGGCAAACAATGGCACGACTAAAGATCGTAAGGGCTACAGGGGAAAGCATCGTAAGCATTACCCCGGTGGTTGAAGTCGCGTTTGAAAAAATGGCAGGGCAAGGCTTGTACAAGCAGCTACGCGAGCACGAAAAGAATAGCGACCTGTACTGGCTGGCTCACAATGCACTAATGCGTACCGAGGTAATCCCACCTTTTGGTGACGATTTTCTCAAAGATTTAATCTCGGTCGAAGTGATCGAGGATGAAAGCCCAAAAGGATAGATCGGGGTTCGTTTACTTACCTGGTAGCTAGTCTGGCTATCGAGTTAAAAATTAGCCCCGATCAAGTCCTGGCGATGGATGAGGTCATGTTTAAAGCGGTACTGCAAGTATTAGGAGATCGAGCGAAGGAGCGAGCCAATGCCAGTAAACGTCACAGGCGTACAGGCCACTCTTAAAGACATGCGTAAGTTTGACCCTGACTTAGCCAAGCAAATGAATATGCAGATAAAAACAGCCATGATGCCGATACTAAATAAGGCTCAGGGCTATGCACCTGCAAATAGCGAAATGCTTAGCGGCTGGACTAAAGCAGATGCTTTCGGCCCACAGTCTAGAAAATACCGGGCGTTCCCAAAATACGACCAGTCAGAGGTTGTCAAAGGCATTATTTATCGTCAGGGTGCTAACAATTCTGGCGAAGTAGCAGGCGCTAAATTTAGACGCAGATTTCAAGTTACGCATTACATCGCTAACACATCCGCAGGCGGTGCTATTTATGAGACATCTGGCCGTTTAGCTGCATCACGTAAAGCATCTAAAAGCCTTAACCCAAATGCTCGCGCCCAATTCTTAGAGCCGCTAGGGCCGCTTTATGGCACACGTGGCACATCTGACCCTAGATTTGGCAACACAGACCAGCGCGGTCGCTTGATTTATCGCGCTTGGGATGAGGACAACGGCAAGGCTGCACAAGCTGTAAACCTGGCTTTAAATACAGCTGTAGCACAATTTAACGCAGGCAGCGCTATGGGTAAATATAAGGCGGCTGCATAATGGCAAATATCGTAGTCGCGGCTATTGCCAAGTGGAACGGATCAGCCTTAGTAAAAGGCGAAAAGCAGCTAACACAATTCCAGAAAACCACGAACAAGCTAGCAAAATCTTTTATTACCTTATTTGCAGCGCAGAAAATCTACGCATTTGGCAAAGCATCCGTCAAGGCATTTGCAGCCGATGAGAAGGCAGCCAAGTCGCTAGAGATAGCGCTTAAAAATACAGGCAACGGCTTCGCCACAATAGCCACCGAAGGCTTTATATCCAGGCTGCAAGACACTTACAAGGTGCTTGATGACGAGCTGCGCCCGGCATTTCAGACCTTGCTGCAGGCCACTTCATCAATTACCGAAAGCCAAAAGGCTTTAGAGCTTGCCCTTTCAATTTCAGCGGGAACAGGTAAAGATTTAGGTTCTGTCTCGATGGCACTCGCCAAAGGATTTGCAGGCCAGACCACAGCATTGAGTCGCTTGGGCGCAGGTTTATCTAAAGCCACGCTGGCTAGCGGTGACATGGACAAAATTATGGCTGAACTTAGCCAGAAGTTTGCAGGCCAAGCACTAGCTGCTACTAAGACCTACACAGGCCAAATGGCAGCGCTGACGGTTGCATCCGAAAGTGCTAAAGAGGAAATCGGACAAGGCCTGCTTGATAGCATCGCGTTATTAGGTGGATCAGATGGCATCCAGACTGCTACCGATAACATGGAAAATTTGGGTAAGGCAACCGCAGACACCCTTTACCTATTTGCTTCATTAGTTAAAACTTTTAACGATACTAATTTAAGCAAGATATTTGGCCTTAGCGTATTTGCTCAGATCAGTAAATTGTCACAGCTTGGTAGCCAAATGCGCGGTGATGCTACAGGCAAGGGCGTGGCTTACTCACCTACATCGATGTACTTCACGATGGAGACAGCCGAGCGTGCCAAGCTAGTAAATACGATTAAGAAGCAAAACACCACAGAGAAAGAAAAGCAAAAATTATCTGCAGCCGAGTTAAAAGACAAGAAAAAGCAGGCAGAGTTAGACGAGTTAAAAAAGAAGTTTGACGTAGACCGCATCAACTTAGAGACAGCCCTGGCTAACTCCACCGATGATGCCGAAAAGGCACGCATAAAAAGCCTGCTTACCATCATCGATGAGGATGAAAACGCAGCTGCTAAGCGCATGGCAGAGCTTGACAAGTCCAATGCAGCCAAGATGCAGGCCGAATACTTCGCAGCCATATCCTTAAATAACTTGGCCGAAGCTGCTCGACTAGCTGCTATGGGCGTTAGAAGCGTTACACTCGGCGGCGCTCCAATTCAGAATTTCCAAGCCAGCGCAGTAGACCCAAGTACAGGCATCGCTAACCCGGTACTGGCACAAGCTGTGGCGATCGAAGCAGACATAGCAGCCCAATTTGCCGAGGAAGCTGCCAAGATCGCAGAGCAGGTAGCGGCTAACAGCGAGCGCGTGCTTGATGAATACATAACTACTATTACTGGGCTACGCACACAAGTGCCTGGATCAACTATGGGCGGTGTAAATAACTTTACAATTAACACACCGCTTGGCAGCGAGGAAGCACTAACCGAAGCCGTGCAGCGAGTAATCCAAAAGTTAAACCGCATGGGCGATAACCTTTCATACGCTGGAGCGCTGCCATAATGCCAGTTCCTACGGTAAATGCGTTTATTAATTTTGGTACAGGGCCAAGTTTTGCCCAAGCCATGATTATTGGCCAGGGCATTATCGGCACGAACATTTTGGCAGATAACGCAGCGTTGATCGTTGATGTATCTAGTCAGGTCGATGGCATAACTACACGCCGCGGCCGTAACGCTGAGGCTGACCAATTTCAGACAGGCACCTGCACCATGCGCATAGTCGATCAAAACGGTGATTTTAACCCTATGAATACGGCAGGGCCTTACTACGGCCTGCTCGATCCGATGCGTAAACTAGAAATATCGGCAACGCATTTAGGTATTACTTACCCGATATTCAGCGGATTTATCACAGGTTACGACACCCTGACACCACAAGAGGCTGGCGTAGATGTGGTCTATACGACTATCACAGCTGTAGATGCGTTTAGACTTTTGCAAAATGCTCAGATAACTACCGTGGTCGATGCAACGGCAGGGCAGTTAAGCGGTACTCGTATTAATAAATTGCTAGACCAGGTGGCATGGCCAGCATCGATGCGTGACGTGGATGCCGGGCTGACCTCGCTGCAGGCCGATCCTGGCACACAGCGCACCACCCTGGCTGCTTGCCAGACGGTGAGCACTAGCGAGTACGGAGCGTTTTATGTAGATGCCGCTGGCTCATTTGTATTTCAGGATCGAGCGCTGACATCTAGCAGCATAGGCGCTACGCCTACAGTCTTTACCGATACAGGCGGCGATATTAAATACTTCGATGCCCAATGGGTGCTAAATGACGTGCTCGTATATAACCAAGCAAATATCACAAGGTCGGGCGGTGCGACTCAGCAAGATAGCAACGCTGCCAGCATCGCCAAGTATTTTTTACACAGCTACACACAGACCAATTTGCTTATGCAGACCGATGCCGTGGCGCTGGATTATGCCCGGGCTTATGTGGCTAGCCGTGCTGAGACCACCGTGCGATGCGATGCGCTGACTCTTGACCTATACACAGAAAACTACGACTCAGGCATAGTAGCTGCCCTTGACTTAGATTTTTTCGACCCTATAACCGTAACCACTAGCCAGCCTGGATCATCAAGCCTAGTTAAAACCTTGCAGATATTTGGCGTGGCTATGACCATCAGACCGAATAAATGGCAGGTAAAATTTACAACGCTAGAGCCTATTATCGATGCGTTCATTTTAAATTCTACGCAATACGGCGTATTAGGCACTAACACGCTTTCATACTAAGGAGATATAGATGGCCATTTCAGGGTTCCCAACAGTCACCGGGGATGTGCTGACCTCATCCACGATGAACAGCCTTGTACAGTTCGATGTAGTAACGCAGACAGCTGACTACACAGCGACTACAAACGACAACTATCAAGAGATTTTTGTAATGGACAAGGCCACAGCAATAGCCTTTAAAATCCCAACCGATGCCACAACTAATTTTCCCATCGGCACGGTACTTACAGTTTTGTCGGTAGGAGTTGGCACGACCACAATTTCTGCGGTGACTCCAGGCACTACAACAATAAGCAGCGCCGGGGCAGTTAGTGCATCGCCAACCCTTGCACAATTTAAGGCCGCAAGCTGCATAAAAACATCTGCAAATAATTGGGTAATTTGTGGGGCTATTGCCTAATGATCGCCAATTTAGTTGCAGGCGTATTTGGAGACAAAATCTCCAAAGTATCTGCCGTTGATTATTTAGTAGTTGCAGGCGGCGGTGGTGGTGGCGCATCTGGAATTGCGGCAGGTTCAGGCGGCGGCGCAGGTGGTTTCAAAACTGCTGCATCTTTTTCTATACCATCAAGTTTTACAGTTACGGTTGGCGCAGGCGGCGCTAGTGCGTCAAAAGGTGTTGATTCAGTATTTTCATCTATTACATCTGAAGGCGGTGGCTTAGGAGTATTTCTTGCTGTCGGCGGTAACGGCGGTTCAGGTGGTGGTGGTTCATCTGCATTAACTGGCGGTAACGCTGGTGGTACTGCATCAGCAGGTTTTGCGGGTGGTACAGGATTTAAGGCAGACGGCGGAAATGTTGGTGCAGGTGGCGGTGGTGGTGCTGGTGCAGTAGGACAAAACACAGTTTTAGAAGGCGGCGTTGGAGATGAAAAAGGCGGCGATGGCGGCGCAGGCGCATCAAACTCTTATTCAGGATCAGCGGTTACCTATGCAGGTGGTGGTGGTGGTGCGCCTGATAGCCGCAACCCATCACCAGTAAACGGCACAGGCGGCGCTGGCGGCGGCGGTAACGCAAATTACTTAGGCACAGGCGTGGCAGGTACAGTAAATCTTGGCGGCGGCGGCGGCGGTGGAGTAACTGGCGGCGCTGGCGGTTCAGGCGTTGTAATCATTCGCTATGCCAATACATTTCCTGATCTAACATCAATTGGTGGTGGATTAACTTACACGCTAACTAATACAGGGGGCAACAAGATTTACAAATTTACCGCAGGAACAGGAACGGTAACAGTTTAATGGCTCACTACGCTTTTCTAGATGATAACAATGTAGTTACCGAAGTAATTACGGGCAAAGATGAAACCGAACTTATTGATGGCCTAGACCCCGAAACTTGGTATGGCAACTATCGCGGGCAAGTATGTAAACGAACTTCTTACAATGCCAATATACGTTACAACTATGCAGGTATTGGTTATACCTATGATCCAGATGCAGATGCGTTTATTGCACCACGGCCTGCGTGTGGTCACAGCGAATTATTTTTAAACCATCTATTTAAATGGAATTGCCAGAGGTGTGAATTAGATGCTAAAGAGCTATAACGGCTGGCCTGCAAGTAAAGACCAGGCAGAGATAAATGTAAAGCCTTACCCGGTAAAAGGC